TGGCGAGGACCTTCTGCAGGGACTCGACCGCGCCGCGGATCGCGGCCTCGTTCGCGGAACTCAGCACTCGGCCGGCCTTGGTGACAGTGGCGAGGGCCTCGATGGTGTCCAGCGGCGCCGCGTCGAAGCCGGCGAGGGCCTTGCCGACGGCGGCCATGTCGTCGCAGCAGTCGGCCTCGGCCTGCTCGTCGACCGCGAACGGGGCGAGCACCGAGATGGCGTAGTCGATGGCGCAGCAGGCGTCCTGAAGGTCACACGCATTCTCGGCGTCGCCCTCGTCTCCGGCGGCGGCTTCGAGTATCTCCCGCTCGGCGAGCATGTCGATGGCGTTCTTCGCGCGGGCGAGGATCGCCGTCCACTTGCGGGCGGTCGCCGCGTCGACGGCCTCCCAGGCCGGTGAGCCGGGGTCAGTCGGCAAGCCGGGGGCGTGGGTGTCGGGTTCGGCGAGCGCGGTCATCGCGTCCAGGGCGTCGTCGTCCATTTCGTGCGCCTCCTTGGCGACTTCGATGCCGAGCTTCTTGGCTGCGGCCCGGATCTTCGGCATGGCCTTGTCTCCGAAGGGGGACTGAGGTGCGCGGGCGAGCGCGTTGCGGACATGCGCTTCGTCGTTGATCGGGAAGTGGCGGAGCGACCGCGGCGTGGTCTTGCCTTCCCCGTCCGTCTTGCCGCCCGGCTCGATATAGGCGAAGTCGCTGTCCGGCAGGTCGTTGACGTTCTTGGTGCTCATCTCGGCCTTGCCGATGCGCTCAATGAGCCGGTTGACGTCTTGGTCGGAGACCAGCGGACTGCCCTTGATGTCCACCGTGACCGTGGCTGGAGTGGTTTGGCGGAGTGCGGCCTCGTGGATCATCTTGGCGATCGCGCCGGGGCTGCCGGTCATCGTCACGGTCTCCCCCTGCGCGGGCTCCGGCTCGGCGGCCTTGCCGATCAGGTCTCGCACGAAGGTCGGGTCCATCAGGCCGGCACCGTTCTCGCGCTTGGCGATCAGGAACTTCAGGCCGTTCGCGGCCTTGTCAACGAGGTCGACGCGGGGGATGGTGGCGTCGCGGAGTTCCGTGAACTCGCCGCCGTCGGGTACAGGTGAGGTCATCAGGCACTCCGGTGAGTGATGCGGCGCGCGGAACCCTGCGGCGACCAGCCGGTGACGCGCCCGGATTTGTAGAGCTGCCACGCGGTCTCGTCGAGGATCGCGCCGACCAACCAATCCCCGGCCTTCACTACTACGCCGTCGCCGAGGTCCCAGTCCGGGCCTCGATACACGTACGACTCGACGATCTCTGCGTGGCCGAGCGTGGAGTCGGGCCCGTGGAACAGGCCGACTTGGGGGCCGTTGCGGAGGTAGCCCCAGGCAGCTTTTTCGAGCTCATCGGGGGCGAAGTAGTCCCTGCCACCGTCGGCGCCGCGCTGGATGCGCGGATCCGGGCCCGCCTGATATGCGACGCCAAGGACGTAGCGTTGGGGCTGCTCAGGCATGGTCACCTCCTACGCGGGCACGACTGCGCAACGGCAGCGCGGGTGAATCGGCGGGTGGGCGTCACCGCTGGGGAAGGCCGCACCAACCGGTACGGGCGCGGCAGCGGCGTTGCGAAGGCAGGCAGGGCATGCACGACCGTCGATCTCCGCCGCCCAGCGCACCCGCGTGACGCCTTGCTGCCGGTAGCCGTACAGCGCGGCGAGGCCGGACGATCGGGTGACCTCGGTGACGGCGACGGTCAGCGCTTTGTCGACGCTGCGCAGCGCCTCCACCAGGGCTCGGCCGATCGCCGCCGCGGTGAGACCGCCGAGCAGGCCTTTGACGAGCTCGCGGGCGAGGTCGCGGTGCCTGGTTTCGGCGATGCCCTCTGCCGTCACTGGGGCCTGGTCGAGGACCTCGGCGAGGCCGTCGGCGCCGCCACTGTCGGCGACGACCTGCTGCGCGGTCGCGGTGTCGCCGGGAGTCCAGCCGCCCCGCTGCGCCCGTCCGTCTGAGGCGAGGGCCTGAGCCGAGGTGAGGCCGACCATGTACCCGTCCGCCCACATGCCCGGCAGTACCGCAGTCAGCGGGCTGACAAGGTCAAGCCCTTGGGCCACCAACCAGAGAATGGCCGCCTCGGCCAGCCCTTCCCTGTCCGGGTCATCGCCCGGATCGGGCTGCTGCGCGAGGTAGGCCGCGGCCAGCGCCTCGCCTTGGCCCACCGTCAGTACGCCCGCGTAGGCGGCGGCGATGGCCTCTGCCCAGTGGTGGGCGGCGTGAAGGTCGGCGTCCCAGCCCGGCCACTGATGCGCCCCCTTGGCGGGGGCGTCACCTTTTCCCGCTGTGGCCTTCTCGACCTCGGCGGCCGGCTGAGGCTCACAGCCCAGGGCGGCCAGCACATCCGGCAGCGACGCCAGGAGTTCCGGCCGTACCGCGGGGTTCCCCTCCAGCTGCGCCGGGTCCCACCAGGCGACCGCTTCCGTGATGTCGCCATCCGGGTCGTCCGGGTTGGGCACGACACCGCGGCCGTCCTTGATGGGCACCGCATCCTCGGAGTCGACCGTCCAGACGATGCCCTCGTAGATGCCGTCTCCAGCAGCCCAGGAACCGGTGCACACGCCTGGCGGCGGAATGGCCCCGACCTCCTCCGACCACTCCCGCCACGCACCCCGCAGCGGGGTTTCGCCCTCTTCGAGGTGGCCGCCGGGGAACTCCCAGCAGCCAGCGGCAGGATCCTCCGGATCCAGAGCACGTTGGAGCATGAGCACCCGGCCGGTGTCCGCTGCGCGCACCGCGAGGCCAGCGACGGCGACCTCGCCTATTGCCTTGCGGATGGCCAGTAGGCCGCCCTGGTTGAGTCGGTGCCCACGGACGGGATCGATGACCCGGAACTCGAAGTCCCTCCAGCGTCCGGCCCGGATTCGGGCCTTGCGGAAGGAGCGGAACGCGGCGAGCTCTGCCTTGGTGAGCTGCTCCTGGTCCTCTTCCTCGCCTTCGTCTTCGCCGTCGCGCCCGGCGAGGTCGTAGGAGGTGATGCCAGTCGCTGCGGTGATGCCCGCGGTGGGGGCGCCATCCTTGGTGACCGGCTGGCCCTGATCCGGTTCGGGGTCTTGCATGACGGGCTGCGGCGGTGGTGCAGGGGGCATCGCGGCTTCGCCGTACATGCGCTCCGCGAGGCTCATGACCTTGATCGGAGGGTTCGGGAGGACACCTTCGGTGCCGCCGAACACCTCGTGCGGCAGTTCCGCGCCGGGTTCGGGCGCGGCCGTGGCCGGATCGATGTCCCCGGCGACCGCGTACAGAGAGGACAGCGGGATCGGGCCGGAGCGTTCGGTGAAGATGAACCGCGGCACCGGAACACCGGCGGGTTCCTCGAGCCCGTACCGCATGGAGCGGATGTCGGACGCGGAGATAGCCCCCAGTTCGACGTAGATTTTGTCGGCCTGGGCCTGCTGGAGGCGGTCGGCCTGCTCCTCGCCGAGGTCGAACAAGAAGTCCAGCGGCAGCCCGAGATCCTGCTGGAGGAAGTCGGACAGGATGCCCTGCAGGTGCCGGATCAGCGGCAGGTCACCGACGCGATGCTGCACGTCGGCCTGCGACTCGCCACTGCTGCGGTTGACGGTCTCCGTGAAGCCCAAGTCAGCCGGCACCACATGAAACGCCGCCGCGGTCTTGCGCATCAAAAACAGCGAGAAGTGGTCCTGGAAGTCCTTCTCGTTCGACCACTCCAGCTTGGAGCCGCCCGGCATCCACTTGACCTGGGACTTGGCGGCCTGGTCGCCGAGCAGCCACGTGTCCCAGTACTCCTGGAACTGCTCGATCTGCTGGGGCGTCCACTCCTCGGGCGCCGCCGCGAAAGCGGCCGGGATGTTGCCGTCCGTGAACTTTTGCAGGAAGTAGGCCTGAAAGCGGAGGTCGGTGTTGGCGTTGAGGAGGATGCTTTCCAAGGGCGCGGTGCCATAAGGCGAGTTGGCGCGCTTGCGGAACGGCTCATAGATCAAGTCGTCTCTGGTCAGCCAGTTCCACGGCAGACCCTGCACGTACTGGACGTACGCCTCGGCCGGCGGCTCGGGCGAGTTACCC